TCTACGAATAGATCTCCGCTATTGTCGAGAGCCATTTCTTTACCACCACCAGTCCACCAACTGATTATATTATTATCATATCTCGTATATGTGTCATGATTTCCGCTGAATACATCAGCGTCGCCAGAGGTGCGTCTGTCATGGTTAAGGTTATATGTAATACTGTATGACCCGTTTTGTAAACTGCCAGATAGCAAAATGCCCTCTCCATCAGCCATAAAGACATTACCAGTCGCTGGAGTAGTATTGTTACCAGCGCTACTATTGATACCAATTTTAGTAGTCGGTAAATATACAGTATTGAGCGCAGGATCGAAGTCGGGATCGTCAGTCGTGTCGTTTGAATTTAAAGGACCAAACGTCTTAGAAGCGAAATACAATTGACGTTCGTTATTGCTATCAGCCTCACTCCAATCTCCACCCACGTCAAACGTAGCGGTTTCAGAAACACCAGAAGCATTATAGTTGGTATCATAATCACCACCTTTCTGTACCGTGAATGGCATAATATAGCGACCATCAATATCTACGTTGATGTCAGTATTAGCGCCAGGGCCACCAAAGTTATCATTAAACCTAATTGAACCAGAAGCCTCATTGAAAGTAATCCCATCCGTTTCCATATATCTAGAGATAATAGTAGAACCGTCTATCTTTAGGTTAGCTCCTAGCGTGGCATAATCATGAGCAGTTGAACTGTGATTGTAGAACACCACCTTATCTTCAGTAGGAACTGCTGGTAAATCAAGAACACCTTTCTGACCTTGAGCGCCTTTCTGACCTTTGGCTCCAGGTGCGCCTTTTTGACCTTTGTCGCCATCAGTTCCATTAGAGCCAGCTTCACCTTTCTGACCTTTGTCACCGTCCACACCGATAACACCATCAGCACCATCTGCGCCAGTCGCACCTTTCTGACCTTTGTCGCCATCAGCACCATCTGCGCCAACTTCACCTTTCTGACCTTTGTCACCGTCCACACCGATAACACCATCAGCACCATCTGCGCCAGTCGCACCTTTCTGACCTTTCTGACCAGCTGCAGCTACGTTAGTGATCGATGCCTTTCTTAAAGTATTTCCAGTTTCCGAAGCATCATATAGTAATACATAATCATTATCACGATCAACGCTAGTTGTTTCTGTTCTATCTGTAATAGTCTGTTCATTATCGGTTAGAATATCATAGAAGTCTGCGTTATTAGCAGATAATTGCCATCTACTATCCGCTGGAGTAGTGGTGTTTTCATTCCAACGTAAAACCACATTCGCCTGTGCGCCACGATTAACAGTAAACCCAGAGTTCTCAGAGGGTTGATCGTTTTCGCCGACATCGCTGTTCAATACAAGCATATTGTCAGCAATATTAACTTCAGTTGTATTGACGGTAGTTGTAGTTCCAGAAACAGTCAAGTTACCAGTAATTACAACATTCTCACCAACAGATAATTGACCTGCTACCGAAACGTCATCAGGCAACCCAATTTGAGTTGTACCAAGAGTTCGGTTTACTTGAATTTCGTTAGTAGTTCCTGTTACATCAAGAACTGGACCACTAGTGGTGTTTTTAAGTTTAACCCAACCATCAGTAACAGTGAAGTGGCTTGAGTTAAACGAAGCCAAACCAAGAACATCATCCCCAAGCGCAGAAGTCGCTACAGCTTGAGTAGCTGGAAGGCTGACATCGAATTCAGTACTGTCAGTAGAGGTAATCCTAAGAGTAGTGTTAGCGACAGTATAACTGAAGTCGCTCAACCCAGCAATAGTATTATTTGATATTGCTGTAATTAAACCTTTAGAATTTACTGTAATAGAAGGAACTACTGTAGAACTACCATAAGTCCCAGCATCTCCAACTAAATTATCTGATAACTTAGCGCTTGCTATAGTTCCAGCGCCAATCCTACCCACTGCCAACTGACCTGAAGAATTGAATAACTGACCGCCTGAGTGAGTAACAGCGCCACCAATTGTACCGCCAATAGTAATAGTATCAGCAGCAAGATCATTTCCGACTGTAACAGAACCATTTAATAAGGACTCACCACTTACAGTTATGCTACCGAAAGCACCTGACGATTCTGTAGTAATTCCTGATGGAATTGTAACACGGTCTTTAAATACAGTGTTCGCGAATACAGTAAGAGATGACAACGCCCCACTTTCCCACAAGGAACGTCTAGTTGCTTCATCAGTTTCACCTGTTCTATCTGTACCAAACGTCACGTTACCGTTGGCGAAGAATGATCCTTCGTGGAAGTTAACTGTACTGTTAGCAGTTAGAGATGTAACCTCAGTGCTTTGTAAATTGGCACTGCCTTTAATAACCACATTACCATTAGCAGTCAGCGTTGTAGCTGTTACATCATTAAGAGAAGTGGCACCATCAACATCTAAGGTTGAATTTAGAGTAGTTGCTCCGTCAACATCTAGGGCATCATTTAAGGTAGTTCCGCCATCAACGTCTAAGGTTGATTCTAAATTTACTGCGCCATTAGCGGTTAGAGTTGTGGCGGTTAGCGCATTAAGAGATGTATCGCCATCAACATTTAGAGTTGCGTCAATGTCAGCATCACCTTTAACTCTAAAGCCACTATCAATCGTAGTGTCACCTTTAACGACCAAAGTTGATTCTAAATTAGTTGCGCCATTGGCAGTCAACGTTGTAGCTGTTAGCGCATTAAGAGATGTATCGCCATCAACATTTAGAGTTGTTTTCAAATCAACAGCAGCATTGGCGGTCAATGTTGTAGTTGTTAACTCATTAAGAGTTGTAGAACCGTCAACATTTAGAGTTGAAGTGAAATCTACAGCGCCATTGGCATCTAGAGATGTAACCTCAGTGCTTTGTAAATTCGCACTACCCTTAATGATTAAGTTACCATTAGCAGTTACATCAATCGCATTAAGGTTGTGTAAGGTTGACGCACCATCAACATCTAAGGTTGAATTTAAAGTAGTAGCAAGATCAACGTCTAAAGTTGAATTTAGAGTAGTCGCCCCATCAACGTCTAGGGCATCATTTAAGGTAGTTCCACCATCAACGTCTAAGGTTGATTCTAAATTTACTGCACCATTAGCAGTCAACGTTGTAACTGTTAGACCATTTAGTGTTGACGCACCATCAACATCTAAGGTTGAGTTTAAAGTAGTGGCACCATCAACGTCTAGGGCAGCATTTAAGGTAGTTCCGCCATCAACATCTAAGGTTGAGTTTAAAGTAGTGGCACCATCAACGTCTAAGGTTGATTCTAAGTTTGTTGCGCCATTGGCAGTTAAGAATGTCGTACTGGTAGTGTTTAAAGTTGTTACACCGTCTACATTTAAACCGTTAGTGAAATGGGCATTACCATCAGAATCTATTGTAGCTACAACAGTATTACCTGAGTCAGTTATCACAAGGGCAGAGTCGCCCAAGGAGTCAACCAGTTTAATGTATAAATCTGAATCGCCCTGAAGAGCAGCGCCAGCCAAGTAGACAGAAACAGTATCGTTATTACTTTGACCGCCAGAGAAAACTAAATGCGGTGAATTGCCATCATCTCTAAATGCGGTATTACCGCCAGCCAGAGTTAAATCGTTATGCGTCAATTCAAAAGCATGATCGCCTTGTAAATCTCTTAGTTTGAAATCTTTGAAGTGCGGTTCGTTGTTCTGTTCTATTCTTAATACTTGACCATCCGAACCGCCACTAATACGTATCTTTTCAACACTAGGCAAGATCATTCTATTCTCACCAGTGATTGTAAAGTTTACATTAGAAGTAAGCGTCGCATCAGAATCTACTGTAAAGTCGGAAACTGAAGATACAATCGTCGTATTAGAAGTAATAGATATTGGACCTGGATCGCCAACTATACCGCCACTCAGAATTGGTGTCGACAAGTTGTTTGCTGAGAACTGACCGTTGACATGACCGTCGCCAGTAGCAGTACCGCCACGAGCAGTTTGACCAGTTCCTGAAACTGTAACTACGTTATTACTAATAACAGTAGCAATAAAGTTTGTGTTTAATCTCCAGGCATCAAAGCTATTCAGGAGTTCGGTATTTGCAACAGTAACTGTCATTTGAATTCTCTTTAAGTGGTTTTACTTATTTATTAAAGTTGTCAGCATGCTTTTGATATCATCGATATCTGATTTTAAATTTTCAACTTCTTGTTTCATTTTATCGGAACTTTCTTTTCTAATCTTCAGAGCATTATACTCATTCGTTTCCCTATCATCAACAACATATATCATTCCAGTACTCACGTCCTTCATCAAATCAGGTCTTTCAGCAACTTCAACTAATCTACTCACTATTCACCTATACAATTTCTATAGCAGTTTTATGCCCAATACAATCCAAATCATATATTTCTGGAGCGTACTCGGTTCCGCCATTTTCGGGTTTTGTAAATATTATTTTAACTTGGAAGTCATCGATACCATGATGGATCGATCCGTCAGAAGATTTATATGCCAGCACATTATTATTGGCGCTGTTCATTCTTAATACATTATCCGACGATAAGAATTGTTCCGCTGCAGTATTCGCATCTGGAGTGAACACAATATTCACTACATCCTGTCGCTCACCAAGTACCGACCTACCAGATGCATTGGCACGGAATAATGTATAATTCTTGTCTTGAAGTTTCTCAGAATCGTTATCGTTTCTTGCTCTAACATAAGCATATATAGAAGCTCCGTCTGGGTAGTATGCGCTTCCATTAATGATCAACCTATCAGAAGGCTCGCCTGTTTTAGCGTTGGTTGCACGGAGAGTTCTAGATACATATCTAGCAGCACTCTCGCCCGCAGGAGAGATTTCATTTGCGTTTGTAGAGTTAATTCTTTGCCTTTTAGCGACGATATTAAGGTCATCTAATATAACCGAAGGAGATAAATTTTTATTAGTTGTCGACAAAGCACCCTTTACTTGCATAGACTTAAACGATTGATTCGACTTACTATAAACTTGCTGTCGATCTTTGCCGAATTTAATTATTCTATTGCCATTAATTTCTTCCCAATCAGCATCAATGGCGACAGTTCCAGCTTTGGTGGTTTTGATGTACCATTTTAACTCGGTGTCGTGGTCAGCCGTAAATGGTATTCTAACATCAACTTCATCAATAGTTGGGTTTACGACAGAATCAATTTTAGCACTAGCGCCATACTCTTGGCCACGTATATACTTACCTGCTTGGAATTTATTCTCTGTGGTTGAGTCGGCTGTAGACTGCGTCAAACGAATCCTACCGAAATCAGCATTGATCATTGAAGTATAGCCAGCACAGGTATTTGCGGTAAAGGAAGAAACTACCCCAACTTTAGTGACACCAACATACACGTTAGCACCTGCCTCATAACTGAAGTCACCAGCAGCATCTAACTTAACAACAGCAGTATCGACGTTGTCATCACTAACAACGCTTCTGATAGTTCCGTTCGCGAAATTGTCTTCGGAAACTGCGCCACCATCTCTAGCCACAGCAGTTTGATAAACAGTACCAATAGATGCGTTGTGGCCAGATACATAGGTGATTGTCAACTCAGACTCACCCAGAACCCGTTCATCCATTTGGAATCCGCTTGTACCTGTTGATATGGGTGGTCTAATATCTGAAATATTAATAAATTCCAAATCTTCATTTTCAAGAATAAACTCAGAACTAGCATTAGTCGTATACTCTAGAGCGTGCAATTTCATCTTCAGAGTTTCGTTCGACAATTCGTTCCAGACATTGCCTGAAGCTGATCCATAGAGCTTGCCCACCCCAGGACTAAGGTATGCATTAATGTTATTCTGAACATCACGGAGATTATCTCTAGCTGTCCATACAGTAAAGTCACTATCGTCTTCGCTTGGTATAATCGTTAATGCGTATGTTGTATTATTTTTCAAAACTACAGAATTCGGGAATGAGAACCTAGTCGCAGTCGAAGCTGTAGTTGAAGTATTAACACTATTCCTGAAAACCTTATCGCTTTGAGTCAAAACGACATCAGTGGGTACACCATCTTTTCCAGTTTCTCTAAGTTGAACAATAAGGTAGGAACCGCTGTTAGTCGGTCTGTCAGAAAAATATAAATCTAAGAATTTAATTCTAACTCCGTCGATGTCGTCCTTGAGAACAGTGAACGATTGAGACATATAGTCTGGAAATTCTGCGTCAACTTTAGTTGTGACAACTGTGGTTTTCGTGGTATCTGCTACCAGTTCTGTTAGTCCGATATTAGATGTTTGTTTAACGTCGCTCTGTTTAAATCCTGTTTTATTCGATGGAAAATATAGGTATTGACCGCATCTTGTTGTAGCCCCAGTCTTACCTGAGCTCACCCCATTGCCGTTACCCCCAGCAGGCGGTGCCACATCGCTCACTTCTAATAGGTGCTTCAGACCTCGGAATTTCATATCAGAATCGTTTGGTATCTTATAATCAAACGTAAGATTACCGCTGGAATCAGTAATAAGTTTGGTTCCATACGCATTCCCATGCATTCTACAGTAATTCGATAAATCCCTACCATCAAGGCGTGGCCAAACTCTTGTACTCGGCTTCATGCCACTACAAGTAGCAACGGCTTTTGTATGCGCCTTAATCTCGTAATCGTTCGTTCCGTTCTGGTAGCCAGAAACGTCAGAGTACTCAGCAAGACCAGTATAATCAAGCCCAGCAGCCTTATACTTTTCTTTCATGATTATAGCTGTTGAAGATGCTTGTGTAGCGACGCCCATAAAATTTATTCCTATATTTTTCTATTATTTATACGTTAAAACTAATCCTACGATTTAAAAATGCCACCCGCCAAAGTTAAAGCTCCAGCTGCTCCAGCTAAATCCATACCCGACACCGCCATAAGAGCCAGTCGTTGTAGAGGAGGCAGGTTTAATTACTGGAGTTGCTGGGGTTGGTTTTGGTGGGGTTGGTGCAACAACAGTGTCAACAATTTGTTCAATGGCGCATACAGCGTGAGATGTTGACATTTGCCCATTATACAATTTGGCAGGGGCAGTACTCTTAACAGTTACTTGTCTGGGCTGGGTGGCAAATGTTTGGTCCACAAACGTACTGGTCCCAGTCGGAACTAAAGTCAATACAGTATTTGAAACTAATGCAGAAGTAAATGACCCACCTTTCAGTTTAAATTCCATATCTTCAAGAGTCGGTATTACACGCAAAGGGTCTCTGGTGAATGGGTAATCCGAACTTCTCATTGTATTTTCAATAACAGCGTCAGCAGGGGGATCTACAATAACACTATCCTTAGGAGGCTCGGCACAGTTTAGTGGGTCGAGATCAGTCAACACGCTTCTTGTTAATGCATGAATCTCTTTGTTATTCAACATTATCATCTCACGCTGAAGCGAAACTTCTTCATCAAGACGCCTCATATCCTCCATAGTCAATCTTCTGTTGTCAGTACGATTAACTATAACCTCGTATTTCGGTCTATTGTAATATGCAGCTGCCGATGGAGATAATGATGGATATGGCGGAATGAAGATCTCGGCAAGAGTCATAGAGGTTTCATCAGGCTGAGGAAGTAAAGGGGATTCGTCAGGAGCGCCTTTGATTACACGGATTTCTCCAGTAGATCTCATAACAACCAAATCAGCTCTAGGTAAATACTTTTCAATGTTCGCCTGGAAGTTTTCGTCAGGAGTTGGGAAAAAGCTACCACTAGAATCGGTATCGTATGTAGACAATGCCGATGGATTGGATGGCGCTGTACCTGTAGTCACTGGCGCACATGTATTGGCTTTTATTGGTCTGAAATCAACAGAATCTCTAAGGTCAATTAAATCTCCAGAACTTCTTACGAACAATGGGATTTCTGGCGTGGTTATCTTAGTCGTATCGTCTGGGTTGGAATCATCAACAGGATATGATTCTAAAGTATAGTATCCCAAACCAGAAGTTCTAGATGTAGTAAAGTAGCTGAACTTGACGATAAGGTTTTCGTTGCTTATATCTATACTGCTTGTTGAATTCTTAAATAACCTAGCACCATCATAGAAAGAATCTCTCTGACCGTCATCTAATGTAAAGTGGGAAGTGATGTTTTCGCCAATATTAGCAATGTCAGCATCGGTAGATCTATAAACTGCTTCTAGTTTAAATCCATCAGAAACACCAAGGTGCCATGGACCAGTATCATTGGTAGATGTATCAATATGAATATATCTAGAAGAATTCAATGTTTTAGATGCAGGGGTGGATGAAGATCGCAATACATTATAATAAACAGTAGCAGCCATATCTGAGGAAAAGGTCTCCCCCAAATCTATCGTCATGGTTGATGCGGTTGAATCTATTGTACCGCCTTGCGCCCAATCCCATATTTCACCAACTTTGGTGCTTGTGCCAGAGTCAGCATCTTTAAATACTATGATGACATTAGTTCTATCAGAACTAGAAAGATCGCCAGTATCATTAAACGAATGAGTACCTCCAGCTGGGGCAGTTTCAATATTAATGTCAGCTGTACCATTGGAATTTATCGTAATATCCTGCTCTTCTCTGTAAACATATTGAGAAGAAGTTAATCCCTTGACACCAGAACTCTGTAAGGGGAAAACAAGATTAAGCAAGTTTGAATCTTTAAGTTTAGCAGTACCATCCTCTAATACAATATTAGCATATGAACTCTTATTTGTTGCCATTGAGTCTACAATAACCAATGATTTGGCATCAGACTGAAATGACTTACCAGAATTCATTTTTATATCATAAAGATATATTCTATACTTGTCCTGCTCATGATACTCAAAGCCACGAACTCTAGCAGTACCTACAGAAGCCCCTTCTTGAGTGGTGTCAGCACCACCTGTTAGTGCAGTTTGTTGTTGATCGTATAAATTAACTAGGGTTAACTCTTGTGAACTAAACGTACCGAATACGTTCTCGCAAATAACATGGTTACCAATAGTTTGCCCAACAGTAACAGCCTGTTTCGTGTCAGTCTCAGTAGCTTTATCAATTGACTTCTTATCAGCCCTAACCAGTTGTGTTCTATAACCCCTAACATAACCAGTAGAAGGATCAGTTTCGATGACCAATTTATCACTATCGCCAACAGTATCAGAACCATTCGGACCATATACTCCCTGATTCGTAGAACTTCGTAAATGCTCATGAACTGATACGTCAAACGGTTCTAATGCATAATTACCAGACTCTTCATATGTTCTTAGTGCCAATTCATCTTCAAGGTCACCATAACTTGTTTCATATCTTCTAGTTATGATACCATCTTGGATATCAGCGACAACAAAGAAATCATCAGTATTCTCAGAGGTCAGGCTTCTTGTCGCGATTTTGGTATCAATTTTTAGTCTTGACGCTCCAGGGGCAGTGAAGTTTGTTGCGCCAGTAGCATTATCAAGTAATGATGAATCTTGATTGGAATCAACAATTGTTTCTACAGTTTCAAACCCAAGCCGAACGGTTGGTTCTGTAGTATATTTGCTCACCACACCAACTTGTTCACGGGATCTAATGAAGTGACCCTTATGATAAACAATACCTTCGGAAGAGGAAACACCTAAACCTATACCAGTAGAAGAAGATTCTATAGACTTCGCTGTAACTAATACCACACTATCACTGTTTCTTGTAATTGTTAATGTTTCATCATCGGCAAAAGTCTTAGTTTCTTGGTCAGTCCCAGAGTTAGTATAAGAAACGAAGATTGTAAGGTAATCTGGAGCTGCTGATTCAGAACCCTCAACAGCATAAAGCAGTCTAGCAGTTACGCCAGTCGTTGCGCCTGTTACAGTTGCGTTTTCTATTTCAGCATCATTATCAAAAAAGCTACCCAAAAGTATTGGATTCAGGGTGGTTGGGTCTCTATCTTTCAGTTTTATAAACGACCACTTCTCGGGGTCTACAGCGCATCCATTAATAATAGTTCCGTTGTTGAGGAACTCGTCACCAAATCGCTCTATCTGATTCTGTAGAATAGACTGAATTTGAGTAAGTTCTCTAGCTTGAACAGCATATCCAGGTCTAAACAGAATACGATGAAAGTTTTTTTCTTCGTTATAATCATCAAAGTAAGGACTTTGGTTCAAGTTGGTTTCTAATGACGCCATTTATAATACCTTTAAAAATCTAGTATGACTTTAATATCTTCTAATTGATCGGGGTTTTTTGTTATTTTTTCTACATTCTCAACATAGAGAACATCTCCAGAAAATGTATTAGCTTCTGGATATACATAATCTTCAATGACAGCTATCTTTTCTTCACTACCTTTCTTTAGAATAGTATCATCTTTGGCGAACGCTATTCTTTCCCCATTGCTTTGTACACTATTTAGGTAAATTGTATAGAAAGATGTGTCGTCTTTTACTTCATCGTCTCGAATATAAACTATTTGAGCATTAGCGCCTTGTAGTGCATTTCTCATAGCATTATCTTCTCTATCTTGCGGTACCAATTCGGTAACAAACTCTAGAGTACCCAACTCCGCAGACAATCTCATTCGTTCGTTGGTGATTATGTCATCAGCATATAATGGGTTAGTCGGAAAGTCTCCATCCATATTTTCATATGAAATTGTCGCACGATGAGTGAATCGTAGAGTGCTTGGGCTATTTGAAGTATTTGCGACTGATTCAACCAACACTGGTTCATTATTTGAGTTTACCTTTAAAATTGGATCCTTCAGTAGTGTAATCGTTCTGAACTCAGTATTCGCTGGGATATACCCTCTACCTGTTGAAGAAACACCTTCGCTGCCTTGGAACTTAACATTTACCATTAGTTTGTCACCGCCAAGTTCTGAAATAGAATCAGCACCGTGACCACCCGCAGGTGAAATAATAACATTAGCAGTTGCGCCAGAACCTTGAGATGCAGAAATATAAGATTTAGCTCTAGTATAGTGCGACCCGACATTTATTACACTGACATTAGCAACAGTTCCAGTTCCAGTATTAACTTTAACATACGCTTGGGCGCCCGAACCGTCTCCAATAATAGCTACTGTTGGTGAGATCATAGCAGTAGATGTTTGGTCTGGAGTTGTGGTGAATGCGCTATTAACTGTTACTGTTTTTGTTTCACCAACATAATCTGTAATTCTTCTAAGTTGCCCTGAGCCTGTCCCTGATTTTATGTAAATACTCGAACCGCTGTAGAAATCATCATTAGTTGATAATGACCCATACAACCCCGAACCCAAACCAGAGAACCTTAGTGTAGTATCTGTCGCAGCTTCTACATCGATGTTGTCTAGTTGATAGTAACCCGAACCGATGACATCTGTTTCTATAATTTCAATAGAACCATTAACAGCTGCATTCTGAACTGCTGCTTGCCTAGTTTGCTCCGGAGTGCTATCTGGATTGGATAGAGTTTTGACTGGAATATGATTCGTCGTCATAAACTTCTCAGCATCGCCCAAAGAAATACTATACATATATTTCCAAGTATATCCATCGGAGAGAGTTATAGAAGAAGATGTAAACCCTGTCGGCTTAACTGTAGAAACTGCCCCTTTGTTATTGTACAAACACTTGTATACATTATACTCATCAGTCATCACATAGAAATCAGTATCATATAAATCTCTAATAGTATCTTTATACATTGGGTATACGTTTCCAGAAATCCAGTCAACTCTTCGGGCAACATGAGAAACATCACCAGAAGATATTTTCTTACCGCCAATAAAGTTTCTGTAAGGATATAATTCTGAATTCTGTCTAGATGGATGTATAGTATTTTGAGTAGGCTCGTTATCCCACTGATTACTATGCCCCAATACAGCATATAATATTGTTGATTTCTTTTCTGATGTTTCGTCTACAGTCTGAATTTTCTCTATGAAAGCCTTAGCAGATGCTATAGATAATTGTTTAGTTGCGTATCTGTACGTTGCCATTAGGTTATTTCACCTGTCCTATAATAGATTTTAGCATTACTAATTGCATCTCCATTCCATGCAATCTTAGCAGTTGCGGTTGTGTCATTCGTTACACTATTTAGTGGAATATTGATGTAGTTATTTTCAGTTATTTCTACAATCATGGAATTAGCAGTACCGAAGTGAGAAGTAAACTCAGTGCCAGTTCCAACTATACTAGAACTATCTTCAGCGATAGAAACCGTACCAGCAGATTTTAGCATTGTTGTATTTTTTCTTGAAGTCACTATGTCAATATTTACGTTCGAGTGTAGTTGATACTTACCAAATAGAGCCTGTCCTGCAGGATGTACCAACTTCAATGCCATATCTCTGTATCGTTCAACAGCTAATGGGGCAACAACTTGGTATGAATATTCTTGATAGAATCCGCTATCTTGGATATATCCCCTCTTAGTCGACACATGGCTTCTGGAAGTAGCGTAGTATCCTTGAGAGTTAGCAGCGCCAAGCAATGTCAGGTCAACAACCGCTTGCGATGAATTGGTTCTTCCTGAATCTTTGACACGAACTCTTTC